TCCATACGTGACTAATACCTATGGTGGTGGTGTTAGTTGTCAAGGTAGTACGTTTAATGCTACACCGTATATACAGTTTGCTGATAGTAGAAAAGATCCTTGGGAAGATTTCTATTATGAACCTCAATTTAATATGCAAGACTTTACTGGTAGAACAACAGAAACACTTACCACTGTAAAGAACTATCCTTGGGAGACTTGGTATAATACAACAAGAAGAAGTGATCCTAACGATCCACAATATGATATAAATGGTGATGGTGTTGCTGATAGATGGTGGGAAGATGGTGTGCCTATGGAGATTACCGTTGATGTAGATGGTCCTGATGGTTTACCTGATAATCCTGGTGAACAAGTATGGCAGAAACCAGTTCGTACTGATATGAAGGCGAATCGAAACTTTAACTTAGGATTATCTGCTACTCTTTCTATACCATTAAGTAGAAAATTTCAAAGGCAATGTCATGAGGCAGCACAAGCACAGATTGATATGAATACTCAATTGGTTGCAAATAAAAGATTAGACTTTGAATTAGCTCGTCTTAAAAACTGTGGTGATTTGATGCAGAAAGGTATTATGTTCCATCCTCGTTCTCCTTATGCTTCTATCTGTGCTGATATAGTTGTAACAAAAGCAAGACCTGGTTCACTTCCCGATCATACACACCAGTTAGGAAATACTACTTCTTCTTCTCTTCCTTCTTCTGAGACTTCATCTTCTTCTGATGATCCTTCTCAAAATTCTTCGGAAGCATCCCCTTCTTCTCCCGATATTGATTTGTCTTTATCTCAGAAGCAGTTGGACGGTAAGGGGTTTTTCCGAGGGCTTTCTTTACCTTGGCAGAGACCTTCTTCACAAGAGGCTTTATTACCTTCAAAAGTAAATCCGCTAGGGGCTTGGCAAGTAGGGCAGATGAAGTCGCAACAACAGCAATCGTCGCAGTCGTCGTCACAATCTGAGGACTAGGTAGATACTTCTCTACAAAACCTACATCCTCATATAGAGTAACACATACAGTTTTATCATTATTCCATTCATGTCCTGAGACCTTTTCATCTCCACTTGTAGTGTAATCACCTACACGGAGATCACCAGGTCCAGGACATTCTTTTTCTGTTTCCTCTGGTGGAATAGTAGGTGGACTTGGTGTATCAGGAGTTTTTGGTGCAGGTGGGGGTTCATTTTCCATACCATCAGGTTCTGGTTCTTCGGGAAGAACAGTATTCCATATAAGTCCTTGGGATTGATAATCAACTGGTTGATAAAAAGGCATACCAGCATCACACAAAGTAGTATTACCTTTAGGGTCATCATTGACCAACATCTTATTTTTTGATCTCTGCTTTAAATTCTCTTTGTGTACAGTAACACAACCAGGCATATCAACAATTGGTTTGCCTATATTAACTACTACAGGTACATCAGGAGGAATTGCTTGTGGATTTGCATATAACCATACACGATTCTCAGGAATATCTAATTGCCTTACATTCGCCATATACACATTAATATTACGAACTCCCCTAATACCTACATTGGGTATAGAGGGGTTTGTAGTGTTAATATAAGGTATCACGATACTTTAACCTTCCAAGGAGAATTAGGATCTATTCTTTCCATATAATTAAACCCACTACCTTCAGGGTAAATGTATTGTCCATCATCATCAAACATACCTGAAGTGTCTGCTATCCTTGACTCCTTTGATGGATACTTTGGATAAGGTCTTGTTCCTGCTCTCATCTCATTACCCTTTCTTCTTCTTATTTCATTACCAGATTCAGATATGAACTCTGGACAAGAAGTACCTAGTATCTCCCTAATCATCTCCTTGGTGTAACCGTTAGGATCAGACATTACTTATCTTTCCAACCACCTGCTTTTAACCAGTTATTGTAATGTGGATTATCCCAACTATCACTGATCTCATAGGAAGGAATTACAACCTCTTGAATATATCTTCTATTCTCTTCAACAAGTTTTACTTTAGCATCTATCTGAGCACCCCACCAAACTGCTGCACCTACTTGTGCTGCTAAGAATGTTAGTAATGGGATTGGTAAATTTTTCATTGTCTTTGTGGTACGTTATTTCTATAATCAATTTGTGGTTCTTTTGTTGTTGGAACCACAGGACCAGTTTTAGTAGGAACTAATTGCTGAATCCTTTGGTCTATGTATGGAGCAAGTTCTGCCATCACTCTATCAACTGTAGCATCTCTTCTTCTTTCTGGTCCTTTATTGACCTTATCCATAACTTGATTACCACCAACAAAACTACTAGTTCCCACTGCGAGAACTGCTCCTCCTGCTACTAATGTATCTTTAAGTTCCATTACTTCTTACCATACTTTAACCATAATTTATATAGAATTGCTAGTGTTACAATTCCACCAAATAATATGGCAACATCAGCAGTATAATCAGGTGATGGTTCTGCAACTTGTTGAATTGCTTCCTTTACTTCAATTACCTCAGTAGGTAATACTTGTTTTAGTTCTTCCATTATTCTACAAGAGTCCCAAATGATCTACGTATCTCACGTAGTTTCTCAAGGTTCATATCCTTGGTTCCACCATCATAAGCATGAGCATACCCTTCAGTAATCATCTGCTCATTTAATGAAACAGTATCCTCATTAATATAGAGCCAACCAAGAAGTCTACCATACTTCCCAGTACCACCTACAAGTTCAGTTCTAACAGTGAGTTCATCACCATCACCTGCAATAGTATCTTCTAACTTTTTCTTTAACCAATTTGTAGCATCTATTCCTAATGCCTTCTCTTCTAAATTTCTTGTTCTCTTCTCAGGAGTATCAACTCCCGCAATCCTTACCCGTTCTTTCTTGAATAAATCGAATCCAAGATCGATGGTCACATCTATCGTGTCCCCGTCCAATACTCGGTTGATCTCCGTCACTCGGAAGTTGTAACAACTCTTTCGACTCGGTGGAACCATTGCTCCCATAATCTCCCCACTCCAATTCTTGTAGTGAATTATTTAGCATCTCATCTACGGGAGTTCTTTCTTGTTCAGACTTCCAGTTCCTCACTTCCTGAATCATCTGTCCCATGTTCAGGGGGGAGGTTACTATGTATAACGGGGTTAGGATTCCAATCATCGTATTTAAAAATCCAGTATAGTGTAACACATACTCCTATTAAGAGCAAGCCTATCATGATATTTATTGACCAGACTACCTCACTCAATCCCTTTGTCTCCAATCATCAGACCTCTCCTGATGAAACCAATCCACTACATCTTGAGGATCTCCGAAACCCCTACGATGTTGAGTTGGATCGGGGTCTCCAATATTCAACTCATTCAGAAAAGAATCTGTTGGATCTGCATTCATCTTTCTTGCAGTATTCAACATACCTCTTGCTGCGGTATTTGCCTTTGATAATTTATTTGCCCATATCATATCTTCTAAACTTACTTCGACTCCAGCAGCTATATCTTTACAGATTGCTGCTAGTCTCAACCGATATTGAGTAGATAGCATAAGATTAATATATTTGTATTATTATTTATGTTTATATCTATGGGGATTACGGGGTCCATCTATTGAGAAAAACGCTATGGGTAGAAACATTACCCAACTGAAGAGAGCAAGGGTATTCATATTTTGCCCTACCCATTCTATTAGTAGTCTAAACATATGCCTGTGCTGCAAGCCATGTTGCCATACCTAAAGATGTTCCCATGATGGTGAGTCTACTCATCCACCACATTATCTCGTGCTTATTTTTAATCATCTTAGTGTCCCATTGGAATTCCAGAGGACATAAAATCAGAAATCTTTTGTACTTCTTCTGTTACGCAATAGTCAATAAAAGAAGGATGCTCCTTTAATGCAGGAACATCCTCTTTAGAGTGTTGTATTGCTTCATATGAATTTATTGCGTACTCGCAAATTTCAAAATGATGATGTTGATTATCGTGATAACCGACTGTGTAATGCTTTTGTTGTGTCAGGGGCATGATTCTTTCAATCCCATACTGATATTATTTATAGCATGGATTGAGTAATTTTGCCTAGTTCAGTGTGGACTTCCTGACTCTGTTAGAGTATCAACGCACCAATGATAAATCCTTTTGCAAAGCAAAGACAAAACATTTGATAGTTGGATAAATTATATTTACCTTGAATCTTATATGCAAGATTCTTATCCCACTCTTTAACAGTATGAAATGTTTTACCTATATTAATGTTCCACATCTTCCTTTCCCCTATCCAATTTAAGTTTTTCCTTTAAGAAAAGAATTTGTTGTTTTAGTTCATTCTTTTCTATTTTCAGTTGTTCGATTTCTTGCTCGTAAACAATAATCATTTGCTCTAATCGTAGGACATCATTTTCTAAATCCCATCGTGGCTTGGGATATTGAATATTCATTTTTCCTAATTAGTTAGTTATTTAATGTCTTCTTCATATTCATCTACACATGCATCACTAAAACTTTCTGCTAAATCTCCACCTAAATCGGCACCTTGATTCATACCAATCATCGACGCAGCACCTGCCAAAACCCAACCAACAAAAGGTATAGAGGTGAGACCAGAACCAACAGAAGCACCAACGCTACCGCCGACCATTCTTCCTGTTGATTCACCACCACCTCGTGCTTTGATGCACTCAATTGTTTTGGCACTAATCTTCTTTTGACCATCACCTGTTAATCCTGATGGATCTATCCATGAACTTCTAGTAGAGACTGGACCGTCATGATGCTCTGCACCATCCATCGTATACTCTTTTACAATTTCAGTAGGTTGACCCTTACTAAACAATCCACCTTTACCAGGTATAGTCTTGCTGGTACTCATAACTAAAGGATCGTTTGCTCGATAATTAATAGCATACCCTTCTTCATTTGCCTGAAGACTGTAAGAGGTATAGTCATTCACAGGAATATTAAGTTGTGGGAATTTACTTTCATCTTTCTTATTGGCAATAATACCAATCATACCCACATGAGAAAGACCAAGCACTCCACCTAATCCAATCGCAATCCATTTTTTATAATTTAAATCTTTCATTTCCATAATGTGACCTCCGTTTTACATTTTAAATGGTTCTGTTTTATCGTTAACACCACTTATTTTAATAGGTGCTTGCTCAATTCTAATTGTTTGAGTAGGACCAGTTTGTGATGCCTTTTCAATTAACATCTCAAGATCTTTCTTGCTGATGCCACCACCACCATTACCATTACCATTGCCGTTACCATTCATCTTCATAGTACCATCACCCTTCTTAGAAGCAGTCTGAATTCCAAAACTAGCTAAAACTCCTGTAAAAACTGAAGCTATAAAAGTTGGATCTATTTTTTGTTGTGGTATACCAGGAATCGCCACATAATTAAGAGTCAATATTCCTCCCGACCACACAAGAACACCCATACGTACAAATGTACTAATGATAGCAGCTCTTTCGTCTTCATCGGGAAGTATAGCATCCTTTAGTTTACCTAAGGCACTCTTCTCTTCTTGTTCTTCTTCTACTTCTTCGTTAAGAACTTCTTTTTTTATTTCTTCAGGCATAGGTCTAAAGTGACTATTATATATAGCACCTTAAAAAGTTGGAACTCCAAGTCCACCTGATGGTACTGCTGCTTGTCCTGCTGGTGGTGCAAGATCAGGAGTACCTATTGGAAGATCTCCACCTAGTCCACCACCTAAAGACCCAGTAACTGCTTCAATAGCCTGAGACTTGATGCTATCAACAATTGAATCTCTGTTGACATATACAAATACGCCACTAGCGACAACGGCAGCAGATATAACACCAGACGCAAGAGCAACGACATTTACTATTTTTTGCATTAGATTAATTTAATGGTAATCTATTTAGCATTTTTATAATACGCTTCATAATATTTCACAACACCTTGACTAGTTACTTGCTTACTACACCAATCATCAGCACATTCGTAAATAGATTTATTTTCATCAAACTTTGAAAGAAGAATTCTTAAAACCACTCCTCTCAAATGCATAGTTGCTTCTGAATAATCAGTCATAGTTACTTCCTGTCCCTATGTACTCCATAGAAAAAACATCATGATCATCTACATCAGGATCTAACCATTCAGAAAACTCTTCAACAATACAATAAGCATCATCGTGTTTATTTTTTTTAGACAAAAAATCAACTCTTTTAAGAGTCCAATCATGCGTATTCTTAAGCGTCTGTTCCAAAGTTTCCATAATTTTTTTTCATGTATCTACCAAGAATATTGCTATTATAGTATGCTGGTTCTCCATTGTCAAGGGACTCCATCAATACATTATTAAGAAACAATTGTTTAGTCTCTTCGTAGTTTACATCTCCGAGTCTGGTATGGAGGGATAAGATCTCTCGTTTGAACGCAAAGTTTCCAAGTAATTTTCGATCTGAATTAAGTTCGTCAGAGCTTCCATAGTATTTTTTCCAGTCACTCTCAGACGTAACCCGTCTCTTACCACCTCTAGGCTTACGTTTTTGGTAGAAGTATTTTCTACCGATGTATTGTTTACCCGACTGGTTATTAGTAATGCAGTAGACGAAACCGAAGAAATCGCCAATATCGTCAGAAGTGAAAGCTGTACCTTTGTAGTACCAGGGATTTTCATAATCGCTCTCACTATTCGATGCCATTTCATAATTTTCATATCATTCCTCTTATTTATCCACCAATTAATTTATCATACTCATCAGCACTATCGATGATTGCTTTTTTAAGTTCTTCTAAATCCCACTCTATCTCAGAGTTTGAATCCTGAGAAGGTATCTTTTTTGACATCTTGTTTGATTCCTCCGACGACATAACTCTCTACCTCCGTCTCTTGTGGTGCTACTTGTAATCCCTTAGAACTAATCCAATGCTCTGTCCAAGGTAATGGATTATTTCTTGCAGGGACATCATATAAAGGTTTTAAACCAATAGATCTAAGTCTACGGTTAGCAACCCATTCCACATATTGTTGAAGTAGTTTGTCGTTCAATCCTATCATACTACCATCTTGGAACAAATAATCTGCCCATGCCTTCTCTTCATTAACACAACGTTCAAACATCTTATATGTCCACTCTTCTTCTTCCTTAACTATCTGAACCATATCAGGATCATCACCTTTCTTCCAATTGTTTAAAATGTTTTGTGTGATAGCAAGGTGTTGGTTCTCATCTCTGGCAATTAAAGATATGATTTTAGCTGAACCTTCCATAAGCTTAAGTTCACCAAAAGCAAAACTACAAGCAAAGGAAACATAAAAGCGAATACCTTCAAGGATATTAACATTAGCAACTGCACGATAAAGTTTACGTTTAATCTCTTTCATCTCTAAAACAGGTAAAGATGTTTCCAAAGACTTATCTATATCTTTCCATAAAGAACTTTGTCCCCACTGCTGTGCTTCATTAATGAAGTCATCATAAGATCCAGTAACACTAGCAGCACGTTCCAATATTTTTGGATCATTAAGGATCTTATCAAATACCTCAGAAGGATCTGAATAGATATTCTTAATAATATAAGTGTATGATCTACTATGGATCATCTCCATAAAAGACCAAGCTTCCATACAAGACTCTAACTCAGGTAGAGAACAGTAAGGTAAGAAAGCCATACCAGGAGCACGGCCTTGTACACTATCAAGCATGATCTGGTATTTAAGATTGCTTGTATAGATGTGCTTTTGTTCTGGACGTAGTGTTTGATAATCTCCACGATCTTTCTGTAACGATACTTCTTCTGGTCTCCAAAAATATCCTAACTGTTGCTTAGTTAGATTCTCAAACTGAGGATACTTAAAGTTATCATATCTTTGGACTCCTAATGGAGCTCCAAAAAACATAGGTTGTTTCTTAGTATCAACCTCTTGAGTATTAAATACTGTCATTCCTTTTAATTCTTTAGATTGCACAGGACTCACACTCTTCAACATTTTCTAATTCTGATATTAAATTATCTAATTGGGTATGTCCCTGAAAACCAACTTCTGATGTGTTTTCTTGCATTGCAATTGGTTCCACCTCATCTGTCTTATTATCATATGTATTCTGATAATAAGAAGTCTTCCAACCATACTTGTACGTAGTTAATAAATCTTGTGCCATAACACTAGTGGGTACTTCAGAACCTTCATAGTGCTCTGGATTATAACTCCAGTTTCCACTAATTGCTTGGTCAAAGAATTTCTGCATTACAGCAACAATATTAATATACCCTTTATTACTTTTCATTTCCCAAAGAAGAGTATAATTATTCTTTAAACTTCCATAAGACGGAACAATTTGCTTAAGAGGTCCTTTCTTTGATTTCTTAACGGACAAGTAATCTCTAGGTGGTTCGATTCCATTGGTTGCATTTGACACAACGGAACTGCTCTCCGATGGCATTTGTGCAGACAATGTTGAGTTCCGTACACCGTACTTCTTGACATCCACTCTAAGAGATTCCCAATCATACTTCAACTCATTAGCAACAATATCATCAACATCCTCTTTATAGGTATCGATGGGTAAAATTCCTTTAGAATATTTAGTTCTATCTGAATAAGTGCAAGCACCTTTCTCCTTTGCAAGTTGAACAGTAGACTTAATAAGATAATATTGGAACGCCTCAGTCAAGTCATGAACCAGTTGCCATGCCTTTGGATCCTCATATTTTTCCCCTTGCTTGGCAAGATAATGTGCTAAGCCAATGAAACCAACTCCAAGGGATCTACGTGCCTTAGTAGCGATTTCTGCTGCTCTGACGGGGTATCCTTGAAAATCAATAAGTTCATCAAGACTCCGAATGCTAAGATCACAAAGACTTTCAAGATCTTGAACATCCCTAATCTTTCCAATATTAATAGCACTAAGGATGCAGAGAGCAATTTCTCCAGTTTCGTCATCAATATGTTGTATAGGTTTGGTTGGTAGAGTAATCTCTTGACATAGATTGCTCATCTCTACCTTATCCAAGAAGGATGAGTGAGTATTGCAATGATCTATATTCATTAAATATATTCTACCAGTCTCGGCACGTTCTTTAAGGAGGTCGAGGATAAGTTCTTGGGCTCCGATTGTTGTTCTGGGGATGGATTGATCATTCTCATAGCAACAATAAAGGTCATCAAACTCAGGGGTGCCAAAACTCTCATAAAGGTCAGGAACATCATGAGGCGAAAATAACGAGATTTCCTGATTGTCGATAAAGCGTTGATAAAATATTGCACTTAACTGGATGCTGTAGTCGAGTTTTCTGACTCTGTTGTCTTCTGTTCCTTTGTTGTTTTTGAGGACGAGGATGTCTTTGATTTCTTGATGCCAGATAGGAAAGTGGACAGTAGCTGATCCTCCTCTGATACCGTTTTGCGTACAGCACCGAACAGTTGACTCAAATTTTTTGAGGAAGGGGACCACACCTGTGTGTTGAACTTCTCCGCCACGGATTTTGCTGTTGATGCCCCTGATTCTACCTGCGTTAATGCCGATACCAGCACGTTGTGCGACATATTTGCCAACAGCCATATCACTGCTAAAGATACTATCGAGGGTGTCATCAATATCAACCAGAACACAAGATGCATATTGACGAATGGGTGTTCTGACCCCTGCCATGATGGGGGTTGGGATGTTGATTCGGTGTTTGCTGATTGCGTCATAATACTTTTTAACGTAGTCTAATCTTGTCTCTTGTGGATATTTAGAAAATATAGTCGCAGCTATCATAAGATACATGAACTGTGGAGTTTCATATACTTCATTACTACTCCTGTCCTGAACCAAATACTTATCTGCTACTTGACGTAATCCAGCATAAGTAAAAAGATAGTCACGGTCATGATCTATAAAAGATTCTAACCTATTAAACTCTTCTTGGGAATAGAGTTGTAATATTTCTCCATCATACACACCACTATTCACACATCTCTGGACATGATCTATTACAGATGGATTCTCATGCATACGTCCAAACAAATGCTTTCTTATAGCAAATAAAAGAAGGCGAGCAGCGACGAACTGGTAGTTAGGATGATCAAGGTCAATAAGATCAGAAGCACTGCGAATAAGTATCTCCTGTATTTCTTCCGTGGTAATTCCGTCATAGAACTGTATCCCTGATTGTATCTCTACTTGACTTGCAGAGACTCCTGCGAGTCCCTTACATGCCTCTTCTACCATAACATGCATTTTCTCAAGATTGAGTGGTTCAATAGAACCATTTCTCTTCTTGACTTTCGTGCCGTTGCTCATACCTTTTTCCAGTTGTTAAATTTGATTTGTGCTTCTAATCCTGAATATGTATTTGATTTCAGAACTGACATTATATCATGTCCTGAAAGAACCATATCATTAATATCTTTATCTCCAATCACTGTGGGCCAGATAATTACCTGCTCACCCTTTGTTATGCATTTTTCAATTCTCCCGACAATCTCTTTATTGCGAGGTTCGTTATCATAAACATAAACGATGCTGCTTCCTTCAAGACATTCCAAACTACTATCGCTCCCACACATAGCCACACTATTGCTAACGAAGGTTGAGTCGAAAGGTCCTTCAACGACATAGACAATTTCTCCCTTATTAATTTTATCCAATCCATATACTTTTGGTGCCTCCTCATTTAACATGACTGTGATATATTTAACAGAATTAGGAATTAGACTTCTGCCCTGAAAACCGATCAAATTACTTTCGGTATCATACATTGGAATTATGATTCGACTCTCATCTTTTTTAATGTAATCGAATGTTTGTTTTTTAGTATTTACCCATTGTTTAAACTTGGAAGCATAATAAAACTTTGTTGAATCTACCTTCCTTTTTTCAAGATAATTTTTAGCAGCAGGAATCTCTGATGCCTTTGGTAAATCTAATTTCTTTTTAAATACTGGTTTCTTAAATTCAAGTTTAGGTTCTTCTACTACAAATCCTTTACCAGTAAATCCATCCTTAAACTTCTCCATAGTATATTGTTTATGGAGAGTAGAATCTATCTGCTTTAAAAAATTATTAAAGGACAAACTAGCACCACAGTTATGGCACTTAAAATTAGTGTTCGTCTTTACCTGATAAAAATACCCCCGTGCCTTGTTCTTGTGTTTCTGAGAATCACCACAGATAGGACAACGGAAGTTATAGAGGTCTGCTTTGACCCGTTTAAATTTTTGTAGTCTAGAGGATACTAATCCAATATATTTTGAATCAACTAGATCCATTCACAAGAGTAATCTCTTGAGGTATTATACTCGTTTCTAATGCTGGTGTCAATGCTGAACCAACAATTCTCTGTCCGATTGGACTTACAATGAAACTTATTATACTTAATGCACCAAAAATACTCCACATCTTCTTCTCTATAGTACGGAGTCTTTCATCTACCTTGCGAATATCTCTCTCACATCCTGCCTTAATCTCCTTAGTCGAACGGCTGACTTCTCTGTGAACCGATTCCACTTTCTCAAATAATACCGCATCTATCCTATCCTGCTTATTTAATTTCTCATCATGGACAGCAAGCATCTGTCCCATCTTAACTGAATTGTCTTGAAGGGTTTCTATTACACGTTCTAATCTTTCTATCAGTAAATTATTTTCCATCTTTCCTTAAATCTTGTAACCACATCCTCCGTGATCCGTATCTACCTACTGGAGTTGGTTTTCTTTTCTTCTTAAACACAGGTGGACTATCAGGTGGTAATCCAGCAATCGCACCACTACTAGCATTATTAGCAATTGCAACTTCTTCCCTAATAGATTTAACAATACTAATTAATTTATCTAATCTAGAATCGTTATTTGATTTATCGGATAAGTCCATATACTCTTTAGAAGCGTCTACTATATTATCAACATCTGTTTCAGATACTTTATTTACAGGAAAAACATTTGCAAGTCTATAATTTAATCCATATGGAGTTTGATAGTCTTGATCAAGTATTGGTTCATGCAATAATTTATCATATCCAGTCATTGCACCTGATGCAGCAGCAGAAAACCCAGCTGTGGAACCATTAGAACCAGTATTATTAGTTGGAGACTCTTTAAGAGTTCTAACCATAGATATGACTCTATTAATGTTCATTAGACTGAGTTTAACTCCTTAATACAGATCTCATCTTCTGAAATACTATGAATATTACTCTTAGGATATTCTGGTACTCTTTTCAGAAAGATTAAGAAACTTTTAATTGCGGGCCAAAGATCCTCTTCTAAATTATAAAAAAGAAGAGGTGTTGCAGCATCATCAAATACATTAAACAAAACAGTAAGATGATTTAATATTAAGTGTGTTTTTAAAACTCCAGTATTTTTATACCGTTTAAGTAGTCTTTTAACATACTTAATTCGTTTTAAATCATCTTCAAAGTCTTCTTTTGTTAATGCATGTGGATTATTATAGAATTTTATAGCGAAGAGCATATAATTATGCTCATTCAATTCATTAAATTTCATATCATCACATCATTTTTTAATATTTAGGTGTTATGCAACACAAGTGAATCCACCAGCAGCAGTACCAATAGCAGTAGAACTTGTAATGTCTGAAGCAGTAGTAGTACCCAAATCCCTAATTACTCCACCATTCAATGCAAGTGGGTTAGCAATAACATTAAGTGCATCACCAGCAGTTATATCTGATGATCCTCCAGCTAATGTCTTTTCAAATACTAATTCATTCGTGTTATTTCCAGAAACATACAAACAAGTTTGATGTCTTGCTGCGTTTGTTGTGTTATTAATAACGAAATGTGGTGTTCCAGAAACTACCGTGACTGCTTCATTCCATCTCACACGAACTTGGAGTTTACCACCCTCTGACTTATCGAATGTACCACCTTTTACTGGATTGATAAGTTCAATCTCAGTGATTGTAGCATTTTGTAATCTATTTGCAAGATCACCAATACAACATAAAACTTCAGCTTGTGCATTTGCATTACCATTGCCAGACATTTTAGATCCAGCTTCAACAACCCACCCACTAGTATTAGCAAAGACTTCTTTTTTCTCGGAGTCAGTAAGCCACTTAGGCTTTGCCTCGTCAGTTATTCCCCATAAAGGCATGATTCTTTTCCTATATTCTTTATGAAAATATTTATAATGCCTATTAATTAGAGATATGCTTTAGATATATTAGTTGCAAATCCTATGACTGTAGTTCCAGCAGCTAATACTGCTGCTGCACCTATTACCCATTTCTCTACAACCTTCAATCTATCACGTAAATCTTCTTGCTTCTCTTCCAATCTTTCTATCTTTAATTGCATCACTGCTAGTCTTGTTTCCTGTGATGCATCAAGTCCTAAGTCCGACATGCTATTAAATTATGACTTCACTATATAGTATTTTAAACTGTGAGGGAAGGAGTCGAACCTTCAAGTCCCGCCAGGAACAGTAGTTAAACAGACTACCACGTTTACCAGTTTCGTCACCTCACAATGATGCTCTATGAAAGAGCAGTCATTAGACGTTGCATACCGATTCCTCCACCACTTCTAGGAAAGAAATCAAACTCAAGGAATTTTTCAAGTTCCCTTTCTACTCTTTCCTTACCAAATAAATCAATAATTAGTTGGGCATATTGTCCATCTGATATTGTGTAGAATGTATCACGCATCTGTTCCTTATCGGTGCTGCGTTCTGCACTACCAATGGTCTCCATACCACCTAAGATAACATCAATCTTTTTACTGGTACCATCTTCATTACGTGCCATGTTCCAGAAAGGTGATGTCCACTCAGGAAAGTCAGTAATCATACCAGCACCAATTGTATTCTCATGGTCATGATCTAGTTCTTCTGTATTGAACTTATTAGACCAGTCATCATAGGTTTCAATCTCAAGATTAGGTAACCCAAGATATTCACATAATTCAATCTCCATCTTCTTAAGTTCATCTACTCCACCTTTCATCTCAAACTCAAACATTGGGAAGATAGTTTCGTGTCTTCCTTCTACGGGGTTTGGTTCTGCCCTATATGAAGTGGAGACACAAAAAAATCCTTCTGCTGAAGGATTGGAAAGTAATTCATATTCTAACCACATCTGTCCAGTTTGTGGTAGTGGCCAGACATTACCACCATAATTGTAGGTTGCTACTGTTTCTGGATCTTCACAGGCAGCAAGGATGCTTAGACGGTTTTGTGTATGGACTTCAAAAAAACCTTTAGACAAAAAAAATGACCTTAATAGGTCAACGGTCTTGGTATATTTTTGCGGGTCAATCAGAGCAGTCATTATTGTAAGCTAAACTGAATTTATTTAGACATCAGTTATTTTTGAACTGTCTCGGATCCACCACCTAATTGTTCTGTTCCACCTACTGCAAAAGGATTGTTTTTTCCTGTTGCTATTTCATATGCTACATGATGCGGTGTTTTCTTTTTTTCTTTAGTTTTTTTAGTGGGTTTGGGATTAGTCACGGATGTAGGAACCTCCATTAATTCTGCTGGTGGATCAACCCTTCTGTAAGGTTGATTTGTTGCGATAGGCATTAGGTCTAAAGGATTTACATAAGGAGATCCATTCTCTGGAAGATGATATTCATCAAACCATTCATAAGGATCAACCTTTAAATCATTTAACATCATATATGAAAGTGCCCCTTAAAGTCAAGCCAACTCTTTTGATCTTCCAATTCACTAGGAACTGTTGCACCAACCTTAGACCTATATTCTCTTCTTGCTAACTTTCTCTTTGCTCTAGCACCAGCATCCATTGCTTTCTGAGGTTTCTTTTCCTCTTTCTTTTTACCGTACTTACGTACTAGATCTAATACACTTTCTTTCACTTCAGGTAGTCCTTTGTGTTTTGTCTTAGCAAATTTCTTAGCATCCTTATTACTAATATCATTTGCAACATCAGAAACTTCTTTGGATGGATTCTTCATCTCACCCTTTTGGGCAGCACGAACCATACCAAAGAAGCGTTGTTGTTTTTTAGATACTGCTGGCATTATCCTTTAGGGTAGCGACCCTGTGATGGATCTTTTGCTCTTGCTGCTGCATTTTCTGCATCAACTTTTGATTGATGAGTACGTGCCTTTGCTTTATCAGCAGCACTTTGTGGTTTTCTAGGGTTGTCCTTACTTACGTATGCACCCTTTCCATGCTCTCTTTCAATCTTCTTTTTTACAAAATCAAGTGCAGCATCTTCATTATGAATTAGAGAACCATGAAGTTTTTCATTCTTAGAATAGTAAGTATTCAAAGAATCTAATGCAGATTGAACTGTGGAATTAGTTTCTTCATTAGTTTCTCTTCTTTTCGCAGCAAGTTTATCTTTCTCATCACCAAGTCTACTCATATTATATCTTGCGTGACCAGATGCCTCACCCTCATCTCTAGCAAATTTCATTGCCTTCTTGACTGTTTTATCATAGAGTTTACTCTTTCTATCCATTCTAGAAGCAAGAGTTCTTTCTGCTTCTTCAATAGTTTCACCTTCTAGTTCTTGAGACATCTTAAGTCCCATTGCTCTCAACTTATTCCTTACCAAATTCATTTTTGTAGGAATAGATCTTGGATCTTCATCCTCTTCCTTTTTAGCTTTGCTATTAGGATCCTTTTCATTCTTTGTTTTTACTGCAGTATCATAATCTTCTGATACCTTTTTCTTTGCACTATGAGAATGCATTTCAGTAACAAGAATTTCTAAGTCTTCTACAGGACAATTTTCAACAATGTACTCTTCAAACTCAACATCATAATGACTTACAGTTCCATCTTCAAGAATTGTATGCTGTTCTGGAATACAATTTCCAATTCCATACTTTTCATGACATACTTTCTTGGCACAATTGTGCTCGTTCTTTTCAGACTTGCTTACACAATCACTATCTTTCTTTTTATCATAACCTTCCTTGACTTCATCAGGGAAAACTTTAATTAACTTAGCATTGTTAACACCCTTTCCCGTTATCTTTTTATCTTCTTCGGACTTTTTTTCGATTAATCCTCCAAATGCTTCCTTCCATGTATAGTTTTCCTTTCTGGTATCCTTACCATCAGGAGTTCCACCTTTCTTTTTCTGGATAGCATTGTGAACTACACCAGCATGTTCCTTAGAACCACTTTCTACTTTACCATCACCATCATAGTCTACACCTTTACCCGATTTTACAGAGGCAGTTTTTGAACCCTTATACTTTTCAGACTTAGTAACTTCACCATACTCAGTCATCTCAACAGATGAAATGTTTGGATTGTTACGAAGTTCAGCAATCTTTGAACGACTTGCATTTCTTACATAAGAATTACCAGACTCTTTATCTGTAACTCTTACCTTATATGTCTTTTCTTTTGCTTCATCTTCATTTATTTCTTCATGTGGAAGTGTATTACCGTCAGCATCCTTTTGATGATGCTCAACAAATACTTTAAACATTGCAGATGCAACACTATCTGCTACAACCTTATCAAGATTAATATAATCTTCACCTACAAGCATTTGCTTTGCTCTTGTCTTTACTGCAGGATTAGCAGGTGATTTACCAAGTTGTGACATATACGCTTTTTTCACAGTAGCAGGATCTGACTTACCACCACTCTGTGCTTTCAAAGCTCCTCTAACTTTATATCTTACATCGTAAGCAAGTTGTCTTGCCTGTTTTTCAAGTTTCTCTTTAGCTCCACCGCCACCAGTAGGAGTAGGTGCTGCAGATTTCTCAGTATTTTCCATTGAAGATAAATTACTTACTTTTTTTCCTGTATTTATTTATGAATTGTTTTCCCCATGAACTTCCAGGAACTAATTTTTCTGTATATTTTCTATGGGAGTCAGTACCAATTAATCTTTGACTTGCAGGAACACCAGATGGTGCATTACTATTTACTACTGCTTCTGTTATATCCTTTAACCAAGACTTGAACATAATCTTATCTTCTGTAACACAAATTAAATAACTTGTTCCACGTCGAATGATTC